AACCAGAACGATATGGCTAATTCAGCCGGAACGACTGACTTAATCTCTGTCGTGTTTGGAAACTTCAAACAGGGCTATACGATTGTTGACCGCGCAGGTATGGCGATTAAGAGGCTTGACGAACTTTATGCAGAGGCTGGCTTGGTTGGATTCCGTGCTAAAAAGAGAGTTGGCGGTGGTGCTCATAGAACTGCTGCTTTCTACGGTATTGGAAACTCAGCAACCTAGAAATAAACTAGGGGCGGTGGAAGTCCGCCCCATATATTAAACGGAGGTATAATATGTTAACAAGAGACGGAATATCAGCGGTAGTAACGACAACCGATAACACGAGTGAAACGGCTGATGTATCAATACAATTTTATGGAGCTAGTGAAGAGAAACTAGCTGAGCCTGTAGTTATTCAATGGTTTTTAACCACAGACGCAGGGGCTCAAACTTTAGCAACTGACGCAACTGATATCAGTGAAATAGCTATCAAAACTAATGGGGCTATTTTGTGTGAGCATACTACGGATGTTATAGGAATGGCTGTTACTGAAGCGACTGGATTAATTGACTTTACAGTTACAGTCGTAACCACAAAACAGGCGGTACTTAATATCGTATTGCCTAACGGCAAGTTAGCTCAGTCCGCAGTTATGAGCTATACGGCAGGATAGGAGGTTTAAATGGGTTCAAATTATAGGTCAATAGATGAATCAGGTGATGATGTACAAAACATCGGAGGTGCGTTGAAAATCCTTGCCGGTGGGAGTATATCGGGCGCTGGGTTCTCTTACACAGGGACTTGTTACTATGTCGACAGCGTAAACGGGTCGGCATCAAATGACGGATTGACTTGGACGGGGGCACTTTTAACAATCACGGCTGCGGCTGCTTTGGCGGTTGCAGGTGATACGATTTTTGTACGGGGTTCATTCTCCGAAACTGTTACAATCAGTGTTGCAGGTGTATCAATTATAGGGGTGGGCACTTGCCCGAAAGATGCTTGCCAATGGACTGCGGCGGCTGATGCAGAATGTTTGATACTGGGTGCAAATTATATTACTGTTAAAAACATCTATTTCAAAGTTCCGAAATATACGGCTGATGCCACTGTTACAGCGATTAAACTGAGTTCTGCAGGTTATGCCAAAATAATTGGTTGCAAATTCCAAGGGCAGGCTGCATCATATAACGCAATCTACTCACCTGTTGCTAACTCGGATAATGTGGAGATAATCGACTGCGATTTTGCTTATCTGAATACCTTGACGTATGGGGCTGCAATTCTTGGGGTAGAGGCATCTGGTGCTGGATATTCAGCTTGGAAAATATGCAACAACGTATTTGCATCTTGCGTAACAGCTATAGATATTCTTGGTAGAAATTGCCTTGTATATGGTAATACTATCGCAGAGTACGGTATCACTGCAGCCGGTGCGGTTGCTGCTGTTTTAGCAATGGGAATAGACCTTTCAGGTACTGACTCAGGTGCTAATATGGTATGGGGCAATCAATTAGGAGGCACTTACGGTGCTACGCTCTATGTTGTTGGAGCTTCGGGCGACCAATGGGCTGGAAACTATAATGTTCTTACTGGTGGTTTAACAGCCGCTAATCCAGCATAAAATAGCCTATACAGTATAACTGTTAGGATAGTGGGGCAGGGTTTTCTCCTTTCCCTGCCCCACATTAAAGGAGATAAAATGAGAATTAGAATACTTAAAACGGTATATTATGACGGTAAAAATCACTATCACGCTGGGGATGTAGTGGATATTCCCGATAAACAAGCTAAACAATGGCTTAGAATGAACTTAGCAATGCAGGATAAGAGCATTGAACCTACTGAAACTAAAAACAACACTGAGAAATCAGTTAAAATTAACCCAATGCCCAAACTACCACCTGATTCACCACCTAGAATAGAAATGAAACCTATCCCCAAAACCACAAAGCGGAGGTAACAATATGTGCATCTGGTACTAAGAATATGACAGTAGTGGAGGGATAATATGAGTTTAGACCTAGATATTAAGTTTGTACTTGCATATGCTGAACCTATGGGGATAGCCTCTGGATTAGCGGTAGTGAGTTGAGGAGATAATTATGGCATTATCAGATACAGCATTAGTAACTTTAGCTCAGGCTAAGAATTATGTCAGGGTGGATTCGGCATCATCTTTATTCGTTCCGGCTGAATATGTTGGGTTAGGGGATGGTGGAACGGTAGCGTTTGACCTTGATAATACACCTGTAAGCGGTTCACTTCAGGTTTATGTCAATAGCGTTCTTCAGGTAGAGCCAACAAATTACTCTATCAGTACGGCTACGATAACATTCACAGTAGCTCCAACGCTTAATCATCCTATTACTGCCAGTTATGACACAGTGGCATCCGATAACACTTTTGAGGCTTATGACGATACACTGTTAGAGAACTTGATAAATGCTGCTACTAAGAAAGCAGAAGATTATACAGGTAGAGTTTTTATCCAAAGAACAATCACTGAATACCATTATGGAGATGGTTCAGAATGGCTGAGATTGGAATACACGCCCGTTGTGTCAATTACATCTGTTACTCTTGATACCACTTTATTAACGGTAGATTCGGACTACACGACATATAATCAAATTGGTAGATTAAAGAGGTACGCTTGGGATAATGAGGAATTGGTAACAGTTGTTCACGTTTCAGGTTACGGGGCTACAAGGGCGTTAGCTCAGGCAGCCGTTCCAGATGCTGTAATGGCTGTTTTAAGTGCTGTTGCTGTATGGTACGAGAACAGGCTTGGAATAACATCAGAAACAGTAACTGGAGTTGGTTCAGTAGATTATGGAGCTACAGGTGAATTACCAATCACTGCTAAGAATTATCTAAGTTCTATTCGAAGAAATCTTATTTAACCAAAATCATATCTCATTGTTTTTTGAAATATGGGCGTTTGGGAATAACAGTATAGCCACTCTCGAGGTGTGAGTCTCTGTATTCCATTTCCAGTACAGTATAATCTATATGTAACCCAGTGTTATCAATTACAACGGCATTTGCTTTTGCTTTTTTAATAACACGTATCTTATCCCAGTAAGGCGTTTTACATCCGGCACAAACAGTAGGATGTTCATTATGTGACGGCCATTCGTGATTACAGCGTAAACATTTATGTATGTATATCATTTAAACGCTCCAACTATTGACATTAATAATTCTCTTAACGATATTTTGAGTCCCACAAAAGCATATACCGTACTTTCTTTCGGCAATTCCTTTAAATAGGCTTTAGCATTTAATTGGGCAATATACAAATCTAGGTATATTCGCCAGATAGAACTGATACCGATTTTACATTCATTGTCTGGTATCATTACAAACCTCCTTGATAACTTACCTCATATTATAACCATATAAAGGAGTAATGTCAAGTGAAAACTAATATATTAAAAGATAGAGTTTTAATACAAACGAAAACTACAACACAAACATCGACAGGAAGTACCGAAGTTTGGAGACCGGTACAGACAGTTTATGCTAGGGTAGTTCCATTGAGTGTTCAGTCTAAGGCTCAATACCAACAATTAAACAGTGAGGTATCACACCAAGTAGTACTGAGAGGCTCTGTAACGCTCAACAAGGGCGATTACAGGTTCAAGTGGGGCAATAAGACGTTAGAGCCTGCTGCGCCTCCTAAATTGATAAACAATATGACTGTTATTATTGTAAAGGAGGATTAATGCTAGGAGCAGACGGGGCAATTAAAAAAATGCAGGATGACAGCTTTGAACGGATGGCTAAGGCTCTCATTATTGCTAGGGATGAAACGGTTACAACATTATCAGGGACTAGGTCGGGTAGAACTTACAAAGTACCAGGAACAAAAGGAGCTTATTATAAGGCTTCATCTCCTGGCGAAGCTCCTGCATCCGCAACAGGTGAACTTAGGCAACACGTTTCAACATCTATTGAGGGAAACGGAAATAAGATAATCGGCAATATTGGAATATTAGAGGATGCAATAAACAAAGTCACAAAAGAGAGTATTGGGGATTATGCTAAATGTCTTGAATACGGTACTAAGAATATGGCAGCGAGACCGTGGTTAAAACCTAGTTGCGAAAAGGCAACACCTGAAATATTAAAAGCATTGAGAGGTCAATGATGGATATACAAAAGAGCCTTCTAACCTCCATATACAATACATTAACCACAGATACTACTTTAAAGACCGCTATGGGCGGTACAGTCCGTCTCTTCCATACTTGGGCAACACCCGATGCGGAGTTTCCTTATTTAGTAAATAGAATTGATATGGGGAATGTAGCAGATTATTCACCTCAAAGGAAATGCACATATTATTTAGATATATGGAGTGATTCATCCAATGCAGACGAAACACTAACGATAAGAAATCAAATACTGGCTTTAATAGATAACTTGGATTCTTCCACTTCGGAGACTACAGAGTTTTTTATGTGGATTCAAACAGATTCATTCATACCAGAGAGCGAACAAAACATCTGGCACTACGCTATGCAATTCAATCTTACTTGGTTAAGAGATGAGCAAATTGGCGTTGTATATAAACGATAAATAAATTATAGGGGGACAAACAAATGGCAGCTAGTTCAGGAGTATCAGGATTCG